GGATAGAATGATTAAACAGGCGGATTTTGATGATCGCATTGATGTTCTTCCAGTATCGGATCCAAACATATTCTCAATGGCACAGCGTGTTACATTGGCACAACAACAATTACAATTAGCATCAGCAGCTCCGCAATTACATAATTTACGTGAAGCGTACAGAAGAATGTACTATGCAATGGGCGTGGATAACGTGGATGCTATATTAAAACCGGATCCAGAGTTACCACAACCAATGGGTCCAGCAACAGAAAATGCTGCGGCAATGCGTGGACAGGAACCAAAAGTATTTCCAATGCAAGACCATTCATCACATATACAGGCACATGCTGAATATATGTTTACACGTATGGTTCAAATTAATCCTCAGCTGTATGCAATGCTGCAGGCGCATATATCCGATCACGTTGCAACAATGTCAGGACAGCAAGTGGAGCAGGAATATAAACCACAGTTTGATAAGTTAAATCAAGCATTACAACAGGCACAACAAAATCCACAAGCACAACAGCAAATACAACAGCAAATGGATCAATTAACAAATGAAGCAGCGGGGAAACAAGCTCAAATAGAGGCGCAGATGACACAACAATTGGCGCAAGATGAAGAAGCACGTATGAGTCGTGAGCAACAGGATCCACTAATCAAGCTTAAACAGCAAGAGATTGATCTTAAGGCAATGGAGACAACAGCTAGATTACAGAAAGACATGATGACGGATGCAGAGAAATTGGATCTTGAAAGAGATAAACTTGAATCACAGACAAGCATTGATATAATGAAACTTTCTGCTGATATGGATAAAACTAAAACGGCGGAAGCTAATAGTATGCTTAAGGAAAATATATCGACAGCACGTGAAGCGATGAAATCGAATTCACAGGAACGAATAGCAAGAACAAACGCGAGGAGTAAAGCTAATGGATCCAAAAATACAAAAAATTAGTGAAGTGATGCGTAAGGCGGAGCTTCTTATTCAAAAGGAGCTTGAAAAATCTCCAGAGAACGCTATTCTTGTTGCATCAGGATTATTAGCTGTTACACGAAACTTGTATGTACAAGCTTTAGGAGTAGAAGGTGCTGTGCGAATGTTTGAAGCAGTTGCGGACAGTTTTATTATAACTGAAGAGTTTATGGAACAATTTAAACCAACAATACATTAAGGAGAAAAACATGCCAGAGTTTCAAGGTAAAAAATATCCCTATACTTCTGCTGGGTATAGGAGTATGATGCGCGACCAAAAAAAAGTTGGTGCTCAAAACCTTAAAAAAGGTGGAAAGCGCAAACTTAACAAAGGTGGCAAATTAACAAAGAAAAAATAGGAGGTAACATGAATTTATTAAAAGATTTATGGGGACATCTCAAAGAATGGAATGAGTGGAAAATGAAGGACTGGATAAAAGCCGGAATTTTAGTGATCATTATTCTTATAGTCCTTAAAGTAATTATAGTTCCAGGTGCTTGATGGTAGATTATACTGATTATCAGCAACGAGCACTTTATGGAGCAGGTCAATCTGCCTCACGTGCACAGCAGCGTTTTCATATGGAACGTAAAGCTTTAGAACGTGGGGATAAGAAAGAGGCAAAATATCACCGTTCACGCGCCAATGCCCTAAATAGGCAAGGCGCGTATGCGGCAGTTAGTGGCATGGGTGGTGATCAAGGAGAAAATCAATATTTCCCAGTTCAATCAAGTGGACAACCCATTTATTCCACAAATTTCCCAGGCCAATTCATGATGAGTGGTGCAGGTCGCGATGTTTTTGATAAGTTCAGAGATACAGGATTTGTAGAACCTATTAGACAGAAAAAAAGATACGCACCTAATACTGAACCCAAAGGACTAGGTTGGCTTGCTGAAAAAGCACTAGGAAATACCATTCTTGGAAAAATAGCTTCGAATATATTACCAAAAAAGAAACCTAAACCAGATGATGCATATTATAAAAGTTTATGGGGAAAAGGTTTGAATGAAATGTACGGACCATCAGGAATATTTACTTCTGGAGATTTTTTGGGAGAACCAGAGTTAGATCCATATTATGATGATTCAATAGGAGCGGATGCACCATTGGATTTTGTACCTGGAATAAATGAAATTACTCCTGAAGGAATGGATAAAGTAATTCCTCCATATGGAATAGCACCATTAATTCCAGAACATATAAGAAGAAAAACAATATTCGATTTAACAAATGAAGATGAAGGAATTTTTTACGGAGGAAGAGGGGAACTTTCACCTGATTTTGATTATGAAGAAGAGAGAGAAGGACGTGAACTATCGTTAAAGAGAGCTTTCTTGAAATCAATTAATCCTTATATAGATTATGATAGCATGCCTTCATACTGGATAGAAACTATTTATGAGGACGAATTAAATAAACAAAAAATTGTTCCTAAAATCAAGCTTAAACCTGAAAGAGATGAAATTATTCCTCAAATAGAAGAATCGGAAAAAAATAAACTTCCATTTCATAGTATAAGATCTATGCCAGGATTTGAATAATGCCTAATCCTCATTTAGATGCTACTGGAACACCGTGGACGATGTCCACACCTACTACTACAAATGTAAGTACTAGTTTATGGAGTCCAGCAGCTGGTAGAGATGAAAGTGGATATCTTTCAACCAGCCCACATTATGACCCTGGACACGATAGTGATGCAGGTCAATATAATACAGGCGTTAGTGTTTTATCCTCAGATGATATGATAAACGAAACAATAACCGCGGATACAACTCCTACATCAACTAAGCCAAACTCCGTCACTAATGTTTATGGTGAAGAAGTAGATCTTACCAACATATCAGATGACATATGGAACCTTGCTAAACAAGCTGCAGACCCAGTAACAAATCCTGGGTATGCATTAAGCTACGAAGGACAACAATTAAAGGACAGGGGTATACTGCCGGGTTCTGATCAATGGGTTGCTCATTTTGGTATTCCTCAACTTGTCATGACAAGCACCACAGGAGAACCTATGTTATCAACAGAAGGTGATAAGCCTATGATGAGTGGACAAGGTAAATATTTGATGGACCAATATGATGACCCAAAAACGTATGAAGAAAAAGTAGATGCTTATTATAAAATGAGGGAAGTGGAACAGGCACAACAAACAGGTGGAGATCAAGGCTATGGCTACGGATACGGCCATGGTTCAAGTGGTGTAGGTGGCTCTTATGCTAGCGCTTTTGGAATGCCGGGGTTTCCTCAAATTGCTTCCGCACAGGATAGGCATAAAGCTTATTTAGCTCAATTGTATAGAGGACGACAATATCAGGATTTCTCTGGAAAAGAAGTGCATAAAATGTTGGCATCTAATCAAAAGGTTGAAGCAGCAAATATACTAAGTGGACTGTCACAGGATGCGCAGGCATTCGAGATGGATCCAAAACGACGTGGAATTTTAGCAGTATTACAAGCATAGGAGAGATATGTTACAGTTATTAATTAAACCATTATTGGGAGTTGCCGGGCAAGCGGTTTCTGGTTTCATAGAAACCAAGAAGGCGAAGGCCGAGAACAAGTTAACAGAAATAAAAGCTAATACTAAATTGAAGCAGCAACAGATCGCCGGCGAAGTATCGTGGGAAGCATCTGCCGTTGACCAGATGAAGGGAAGCTGGAAAGACGAATTCGTTTTGCTAGCCCTGATGATCCCCGCAATTTTGGTCTTCATTCCTGGAATGACGGAGCACGTGGAACGAGGCTTTGAGGCACTTCATAAATTGCCGGATTATTATAAGCACCTCTTATATTTAAGCTGCAGTGTCAGCATGGGTGTGAGAATGGCTCCAGGCGTTAAAGGATTATTTAAGAAAAAATAATGATGGAAAAAGTCATAACGCTGTTAGTGGGATTACTAATGGCTCTTGGTGGGTGGACACTTACAAGAACTTTTGATTTATCTACAAAACAAGTTGTTAATACAGAAAAAGTTGACAAACTAGAAAGACAAGTAGAGAAATTGATGGACCAATTGGCTGATATGAAAGACCTTGATGAAGAAATCATGGAACAACATGAAGATTTTATAAAAGCTTTAGAAGGGTCTACTAAAAAATATAATTACTGATGATCACACCAGAAAAATTAACATCGTGGAGAATATTTCCACGCTTATTAATCACACTTTACGGATTTGCTTTTTATAGAACAACAGAGTGGTTCATGGCGTTACCTGACCCAACAAATGCACAATCAGCATTTGTATCGGTTATAGTAGGTGCTGGAGCCGCATGGTTTGGACTGTATGTAGGTGGGACAAGACAATCTAAAGCGGAAAAGAAAGAAGAGGCTTGATAAAATTTGAAATTTAGTGTATAATGCGCGTGAATGAAAGATGAAACCGCTATTTATCTAATCTTAAAGAAGATTAGAGAGCGCAAGGAACAGTTAAAAAATATTATCGCCAATGGCATTCACAGCTTTGACGAATACAACAAGACAGTTGGTGAGTATAAAGGCTATAATATAATGGAACAGGAAATACAGGACCTGCAGAAAAAAGAAGATGGAGATACCTAAAAGAAAATTTGCCCTCGAAGAAAAAGATTTATCAATAGAGGCGGATAAAAATAACAAGGTGGCGGAAGACAAAGAGAACCGCTTTCTTAAAAAAATTCAAGAAGAAGCAACTGATAATATAAAACATCTACCTACCGATAAGGTATTAGATCGTTTGCCTGACCCCACAGGATGGAGGCTTCTTATTCTCCCATATAAGGGACAAGGAAAGACAAAGGGTGGCATAATATTGTCCGATGAGACAATCGAGGAGAGGGGATATTCAACCGTTACTGGTTTAGTCCTGAAAGTTGGACCTGATGCCTATAAAGATAAAGAGAGATTTCCGGACGGACCGTGGTGCAAGAAAAATGACTGGATTATATTTGGTCGTTACGCCGGGTCCCGTTTTGGAATAGAGGGTGGTGAAGTGAGAATACTAAATGATGACGAGATAATAGCTGTGGTAAAAGACCCAGAGGATATCTTGCAGTTTAGATAAACAGGAGTAAATTATGCCTGCAGAAACCACTATACAAACACAAGCAGAGGTGGAAGAAAATATGGTTGACCTTCCTGCAGAAGGGGAATCCATTGATGTTGAGTTACCGAAAAAGATTGAAAAAACCATAAATCCTGATCCTGAACCGGAAGCAGTTGAAACGGAAGTTAAAACCGAAACTGCGTCCACTGAGGAAATGGATGATTACGGGAGAAAAGTACAGTCCCGTATAGACAAATTAACTAAAAGATTACGTGAATCTGAAAGACGCGAAGCGGCTGCAATACAGTTTGCGCAAGGTGTGCAATCTGAACAGCAAAAGCTGCAAGGAAAGGTTAAATCACTTGATACTGGGTATTTAACTGAATTTTCAACGCGTGTTGAAGCGGAAACGGCTGAAACTAAAAAAGCTTTAAAAACTGCTTTGGATGCTGGTGATATTGATCAGCAGGTTGAAGCTAATCAAAAATTAGCGCGTTTAGCAATTGAGCATGAACGCGTAAAAGCGACTCAGGCTCAAAGAGAGAGATTAAAAAAGGAAATGGAGGCACGTGGAATTGACCCAAATCAGCCACAAATGCCACAACAACCCATTCAACGGCCACAACAGCCACCTCCTCCACCGGATCCAAAGGCGGAAGATTGGGCTTCAAAGAATACGTGGTTCGGGGAAGATGAACCAATGACCTTGACATCCTTCTCAATTCATCGTAAACTAATGGAAGAAGGATTTGACCCGAGCTCCGATATGTACTATAATGAAATAGACAAACGGATGAAGGACACTTTCCCTCATAAGTTTGAACAAAGTTCAACGCCGACTCAAACGGTTGCCTCTGCTAATAGAGGTGGACCAATCAGGCGCAAAGGCACAGTGAGACTCACACCATCACAGGTAGCCATATCAAAAAAACTAGGTGTGCCACTAAGCGAATATGCGAAGTACGTGAAGGAGTAGGCATATGGAAAATAAAAAACAAAATAAACTACCATCACGCGAGTCTGAAACCCGAGCTAAAACCGAGCGAAGGAAACCATGGACTCCACCATCACAACTAGACGCACCACCTGCACCAGCTGGATTTGTCCATCGCTGGATAAGGGCCGAATCTGTAGGACAGATGGATCAAAAAAATGTATCCGCTAGACTACGCGAAGGATGGGAATTTGTCAGAGCTGACGAATATCCTGATGTTTCATGGCCTGCAATTGATTCAGGTAGATATAATGGTGTTATAGCTGTTGGAGGTTTAATGCTAGCAAGGATTCCGAAGGAAACCGTTGAAGAGCGTTCAAAATATTTTGCACAAGTTACGCAAGATAAAGATGATGCAATTGCAAACGATCCTTTGAAGGACCAACATCCTAGCATGCCTATCTCAAATGAGAGAAGCTCTCGCGTAACCTTTGGTGGCGGTAAGAAGAACTAGTTTTTTCTCCACATAAGTTGCACAAAATTGACACACTCATGAGGGGTGTGTTGAATTTATTAACATGAGGATAAAATCATGGCTAACATTGATGCGGCCTTTGGGTACAGACCTATTGGGAAAGTTGGCAGTGGCGTTAATAATGCAGGGACTACCCTGTACACTATCGAAGACAATTACGGAACATCTATTTATAAAGGTGACCACGTAATGCAGTCTGGAGGTTATGTAATTGCTGGAACGGCTTCCGGCGCTACTAACCTTGGTGTTTTTAACGGTTGCTTCTATATTGACCCAACTAGTAAAAAACCTACATGGTCGAATTACTATGCTCAGACAAATGTAACCGCTACTGGTTCCATTTCTGGGTCAACTAATATCGATGCATACATCTATGATGATCCGTACACTCTTTTTGAGGCTCAATGTGATGGCACTATAGCTAAAACAGATATTGGTAAAAATACTGATTCTGTGCTTGGTACTTCTAGCACTGTTAATGGTCTGTCTGTGACAGAAATTGACGATGGTACAGAAGCTACTACAGCTGGCTTGCAGGTCAAAATTATTGGGATTACAAAAGATCCAGAAAATGACGATGCTTCCAGTGCGAATTCAAACTGGTACGTAATGTGGAATGAACACGTTAAGTTAGGCACCGGCATTACTGGTACGTAATAGTTAGGAGAAGGTAAATGGCAATTTCAAGAATGCAATTGGTCAAAGAACTCGAACCTGGCTTGAACGCTTTGTTCGGATTAGAGTATGACCGATACGAAAACCAGCACACAGAAATTTTCGATTCTGAAAGTTCTGATCGTGCTTTCGAGGAAGAAGTAATGTTAGGTGGGTTTGGTAATGCAGAAGTAAAACCGGAAGGATCCGGCGTTGTATATGAATCAGCGCAAGAAACTTTCACTGCTCGCTACACTCACGAAACTATTGCTTTGGCTTTCTCATTAACTGAAGAAGCTGTAGAGGATAATCTTTACGACAAAATCAGTACTCGATACACAAAAGCATTGGCACGTTCAATGGCTAACACTAAACAGATTAAAGCTGCTAACGTTCTTAACAGAGCGTTCAACAGTTCTTATCTTGGTGGTGATGATAAGGAGCTTTGTGCTACTGATCACACTACTCTTGGTGCTGACCAAAAGAACGAATTGTCAACTGCTGCTGACTTGAACGAAACTTCGCTTGAGCAAGCAATGATCGATATTGCTGGTATGAAGGACGAAAGAGGAATGAAAATTGCTCTTCGTGGAATGAAAATGATCATTCCTGTAAATCTTCAATTTACAGCTGAAAGGTTGATGAAATCTGCAGGTAGAGTAGGAACTGCTGACAATGATATCAACGCAATCAAATCAATGGGAATGGTTCCACAAGGTTATGTGGTTAACAATTTCTTAACTGATACTGATGCTTGGTTCTTGAAAACAGACGCTCCTAATGGACTGAAAATGTTCACTAGGGCTCCTATTAGAACTGCTATGGAAGGCGACTTCGATACTGGAAACGTTAGATATAAAGCAAGAGAAAGATACAGCTTCGGCTGGTCTGACTGGCGTGGAGTATTTGGCTCTCCAGGAGCTTAATTAATTTAAGTGGGGGAAATAATTTCCCCCACTTATACCCTAGCATTAATTAGTTATGTAGACTGGCTAGGCAGACGGTATAAAGACTACATGACGAAAGGTTTATATAACCAAGGAGAAAATTATGGCTAATACTAGC